GAGTATAGGCTTTACATCGGAGTTTAACGACCTGCTCACCATATTAAAGGGATCTTGAATGTATGAAATTCATAATAAAGAAAGTCGACATAAAGGTCCCGTCCATTCAAACCACACTGCGTTTTCTACAAAAGAAGATCCTGCCGGAGGACGAGGTTTACGAACCGGACCGGGGACATTGGTGGATTGCGTATGCGGAATGTGGAAAGCCTGTCGCTTTTGCGGGCATGGTTCGCTCGATGCGTTGGACAGATACAGGTTACTTATGTAGAGCTGGTGTAATGGATGGCTTTACAGGCAATGGGTTACAACTACGCTTAATTAAGGCAAGACTTCGCAAAGCAAAAGAATTAGGTTGGGCGTGGTGTATCACAGATACAACAGATAACCCTGCAAGTTCAAACTCTTTAATAAACGCTGGCTTTAAGTTGTATACTCCTGCTAACCCGTGGTCATTTAAAAACGCGCTGTATTGGAAGAGGAAGATAGATCCTGATGCCGTACAAAGACGAGAGCGTAAGAAAAGCAAAGCAGTCGGAGTACAGCCGTAGCCATTACATACGGAACAAAGAACGCCAATTTGCAGCAAACACTAAATACCGGAGAAGTAAAAAGCAAGAGTGGGATGTGTTTAAAAGTACCTTGTCCTGCACCAAGTGCGGGTTTACTCACCACGCTGCATTAGACTTTCACCATACAAACCCCAGTGAGAAAGAGGGGGATGTAAACAGATATGTTTCAAATGGGCAGTTCAGAAGAGCCTACGAAGAAATTAAGAAGTGCATAGTACTTTGCGCTAACTGTCATAGAGTATTGCACTTCGAAGAAAATAAGGTACAATCGCTTTAATCTTTGCCACAAACCGCAAGAACATACATGCCAATAGTAGTAGAGCCACAATCTGGAATACCTTTTCCTTTCGACACAACGCCGGAGGAGATTGAGCAATTCCGTGACCGTGCTAAAGCTGCGGTAGAAACTATTAAAGAAATTATTGCCTTAGGTGGAAAAGTAGAAGTCACCGAAGAAGATCGTAAGTCTGCACGTGCTGCAGTGTCAGAGACAGCCCCCCTAAAAATCTCAGAGAAAAACGCTGGTACCCTAGTACATCTAGAGGCTATATTGGGCGAGTACGACAAAGAACTATTAAACTCTGCAACCCGCATGAGGACGTATATAACCAACAAACTCCTTTTAGAGACCATTGATGAAGATGCCAAGATCCGCTTGAAAGCGCTAGAATTGTTAGGCAAAACTTCGGCAGTGGGCCTCTTCTCAGATAGATTGGAAGTCAACGTAACTCATAGAACTGTGGAGCAGGTAGACCAGGAACTAGAGAGCATGCTAGAGAAATACCTAGGTCCAGTAGATGAGGTTGCCAACGAAGAGTTAGATAAGTACGTAGCGGATAAACAAAAGAGTCTGCTAGAGATGAGCGATACGGAACTTGGCTTTAGTCAAGAACCCCCAAAACATCCAGAACGCATTGAAGAGGACAACGGTCCAGAAGCGTTTAGAAAAGCGTTGGAAGAATAATGGCGCTAAGCCCAGCCCGTCTAGAGCAGCTTAAACAAAACAAGGACAAACTCCCTCCGGAGATCCGTGCCAAACTAGGTTCACTCCTAGAAGAACGTACAACTTTAGAAACAACTGTCGATGCTAAAGACAACTTCATGTCTTTTGTAAATTACGTATGGCCTAACTTTATTCATGGGGCACATCACGTGAAGATGGCTCGGGCATTTGAAAGGGTAGCTAATGGGGAATGTAAAAGGCTTATTATTAACATGCCTCCACGTCATACAAAGTCTGAATTTGCGTCTTACCTGCTTCCTGCTTGGTTTTTGGGTAAGTACCCTGAAAAGAAAGTCATCCAAACATCCCATACTGCGGAGCTTGCTGTTGGATTTGGACGAAAAGTTAGAAACCTTGTCGATTCTGAACCGTATAAAGACATATTCCCAGCTGTTGGACTCCAGTCTGATAGCAAGGCAGCTGGCAGGTGGGCGACTAACAAGGGTGGAGACTATTTCGCTATCGGTATTGGCGGTGCTGTCACAGGTAAGGGCGCTGACATCCTCATTATTGACGACCCACACTCAGAACAAGAAGCAGCCCTAAGCGAAACTAACCCTGAAATCTACGATAAGACCTACGAATGGTACACATCTGGTCCTCGTCAGCGTCTACAACCGGGTGGAGCTATCGTAATTGTGATGACACGGTGGTCTAAACGTGATTTAACAGGCCAAGTAATCAAAGCTGCAGCGCAAAGAGACGGTGAAGACTGGGAAGTTATTGAATTTCCTGCGATTATGCCTAATGGAAGACCACTTTGGCCTGAGTTTTGGCCTTTGCCGCAGTTAGAAGCGCTAAAAAACGAACTTCCTAACGGAAAATGGATGGCGCAGTACATGCAGCAGCCTACATCGGATGTAAATGCCATTATTAAACGGGAATGGTGGAAGATTTGGGAGTACGAAGACCCTCCCCAGTGCGAATTTCTCATCCAAAGTTGGGATACAGCGTTTCTTAAGACCCAACGCAGCGACTACTCGGCGTGTACTACATGGGGAGTTTTTTACAAACCAGATGACACAGGACGGGATCAAGCGAATATAATCTTGCTAAATGCGTTCAAACGGCGTATGGAGTTTCCTGAACTTAAACAAAGAGCTTTAGAAGAGTGGAAAGATTGGGAACCCGATGCGTTAATAGTTGAAGCTAAAGCGTCTGGTCAACCGCTGATATTTGAGTTGCGTGCGATGGGTATTCCTGTACAGGATTTTGTTCCGTCTAAAGGTAACGATAAAATTGCAAGACTTAATGCGGTAGCAGATATGTTTGCGTCGGGAATGGTGTGGGTTCCTAATACACACTGGGCTGAAGAGTTAGTAGAAGAAGTAGCTAGTTTTCCTTCGGGGGAGCATGATGACTTAGTAGACTCAACAACCCAAGCGTTAATGAGATACCGAAAAGGTGGGTTTATTAGACTCCCTACAGATGAAGAAGATGATGTACGAGATTTTAGGTCTAGCCGCAGTAAAGGCTACTACAATGTTTAAGGATTAATATGTCTATTGAAAAAAGTTTATACGAAGCCCCAGTTGGGTTAGAAGCTCTTGATGCTGAAGAACCGGCTATGGAGATTGAGATTGAAGACCCAGAAGCGGTTAAGATTAAAACCGGTGATATAGAGATTGAGATCGAACCTAAAGAGCCAAGTGACGACGACTTTGATGCTAACTTAGCTGAGTACATCAGTGAGAAAGATCTTGCTCAAGTTATAGGTGATTTGGTTAGTGACTTTGAAGAAGACATTAGCTCCCGTAAAGACTGGATGCAAACATACGTTGATGGTTTAGAACTGTTGGGTATGAAGATTGAAGAGCGTACTGAACCTTGGCCTGGCGCTTGTGGTGTATACCACCCGTTGTTAAGTGAGGCCCTCGTAAAGTTTCAAGCCGAGACAATTATGGAGACATTCCCAGCCGCTGGTCCTGTTAAAACACAGATCATTGGTAAAGAAACCCCAGAGAAAAAAGATGCCGCAACTCGTGTCCAAGATGACATGAACTATCAGTTAACCGATGTAATGACTGAATACCGCCCTGAGCATGAGCGTATGATTTGGGGCTTGGGCTTGGCAGGTAATGCGTTTAAGAAAGTGTATTACGATCCAGCATTAGAGCGTCAAGTCTCTATGTTTATTCCTGCTGAAGACATCGTAGTTCCATACGGTGCAAGTAACTTAGAAACCTCACCACGTGTAACTCACGTAATGCGTAAAACTGAGAATGAGATTCGCCGCTTACAAGTAGCTGGCTTTTATCGTGATATTGACCTCGGTGAACCAAATAATTCGTTTGATGAAGTAGAAAAGAAAATTGCAGAAAAGATGGGATTTAGCGCTTCATCTGATGACCGTTATAAGTTATTAGAGATGCACGTTGACCTTGACCTGCCTGGATATGAGGATGTAAATGATGACGGAGAACCGACTGGGATTGCACTGCCATATGTGGTTACTCTTGAAAAAGGTAGCATGGAGATTTTGGCAATCCGCCGTAACTGGGACCCAGAAGATAAATCAAAGCAGAAAAGAAATCACTTCGTACATTATGGGTACGTTCCTGGGTTTGGTTTCTACTGTTTTGGTCTCATTCATCTTGTTGGTGCTTTTGCTAAATCTGGTACTGCCCTTATTAGACAACTTGTTGACGCAGGAACACTTAGCAACTTGCCAGGTGGCTTTAAGACCCGTGGCTTGCGAGTCAAAGGCGATGACACCCCGATAGCTCCAGGTGAGTGGCGTGACGTAGATGTACCGTCTGGTGTGATGAAAGATAACATCATGCCTTTGCCATACAAAGAGCCTTCACAAGTTCTGTATTCGTTACTAGGTACTATCGTTGACGAAGGTCGTCGTTTTGCTTCAGCAGCTGATATGAAGGTTGCTGATATGAGTGGTCAGGCTCCTGTTGGAACTACTTTGGCGATTTTAGAGCGCACACTGAAAGTGATGTCTGCTGTTCAGGCACGTATTCACTACTCAATGAAACAGGAATTAAAACTCCTCAAGACAATCATTGCTGACTACACCCCGGAAGACTATGACTACGAGCCAGTTGAAGGTAACCCACGTGCCAAGAAATCGGACTATGACTGCTGTGAGGTCATTCCTGTTTCAGACCCAAATGCAGCGACGATGGCGCAAAAGATTGTTCAGTACCAAGCAGTACTCCAGTTGGCTCAACAGGCACCGCAGATTTATAACATGCCACAATTACACAGACAGATGCTCGAAGTCTTGGGTATCAAGAACGCATCTAAGCTAGTAGAGTTAGAAGATGATGCTAAGCCTAAAGATCCAATTACCGAGAACATGGATGTGTTTAAAGGTAAGCCTGTTAAAGCGTTTATCTACCAGGACCATGAAGCTCATCTTATGGCTCACCAAAACTTCTTACAAGACCCTACTACGGCAGCAATGATGGGCCAAAACCCACAAGCTCAGTCTATTATGGGTGCATTGCAAGCACACATGGCGGAACACTTTGGATTTAAGTATCGCCAACAAATCGAACAAGAGCTGGGAGCACCACTTCCGTACCTCAAGGACGGTCAAGACCAAGAAGATATTCCAGAAGAGTATGAAGTTCAGTTATCTCGTTTGGTTGCTCAGGCATCTTCGCAGTTATTACAAAAACATCAGCAAGAACAGGCTCAACAGCAAGCTCAACAGCAAGCAGAAGATCCAATTATTCAAATGCAGAAACAAGAACTAGAGATTAAGTCTCAAGATCAACAACGTCGTGCAGCAAAAGACCAGGCTGATATTGCCCTTGAGAATCGTCGTTTAGACATCGAAGAGCAGCGTACACAAGGTCAGTTAGAGATTGAAGGTACTAAGATGGGCATCAAGATGGAGCACGATAAAACTACTTTAGATCGTAAGAGTGAACTCGATGCAACTAAGATAGGCATTGATATGGAAGATAAAGTAACGCAACGCCGTATCTCTAAAGCACAAATTGCAGCCCAAGTTCTTTCACAAATGTCGAATAAAGGTAAAAAATAACAATGACTGGATTAGAGGTTCTTCTAAAACAGATTGACGAAAAAGTCCAACAACTTCAAGAGTCCATAGTAAATGGGAATCTCGAGAAGTTCGAGGATTACAAAAAACTGTGTGGTGAGGTTCGGGGTCTACTGATCGCACGGGGATACACATTAGACCTCAAAGACAGATTGGAGAAATCGGATGAGTAACAAACTCGACTTATCACAAGCAGTGGATTTAGCTGCATTAATGACTAAGTCAGACGAAGACAAAGCAAGACAACTTCCAGACCCTTCAGGCTATCGCATTTTGTGCGCTATCCCAGAAGTGGAAAAAGAGTATGAAAGTGGTATTTTGAAGGCAGATGCAACCGTAGGATACGAAGAAAAGTTAGCTACAGTGCTTTTTGTTGTTTCTTTGGGACCAGACTGCTACGCCGATAAGTCACGTTTTCCTAGTGGCCCTTGGTGCAAAAAGGGTGATTTTGTAATTGTTCGCCCACATGCTGGAACACGATTATTGATTCATGGTCGTGAATTTAGACTTATCAACGATGACTCTGTGGAATCTGTAGTCCAAGACCCACGTGGCATTAAACGAGCTTAAGGAGCCGACAGATGGCAGAATTTGAAAAAGTAGAATACGAATTTCCTGATGAAGTAGAAGCAAAACAAGAAAAAGTAATAACTCAGGAA